CCGGACAGGATCGCGGCAAACCTGGGTTATCCGCTGAAATTGCAGATGGATAACAGGCCGGAACTGGTTTCGCTGACTCTGGCGCAGGGGGGCTCCCATCGATAGGCCCAACGAAAACAATAGAGCTATTCGTTGAGCCTATCAATGGGCCTAAGAGGTTCGGATTTAATTAGTTCTCTTTGGACTTCGTAGGACAAATTGAAGGCACAAAAAAGCCCGCAGGGCTTGCGCCGTGCGGGCTTTCAGGACTTCATCGGATGACTCTGGTAATCACCGATGGAGAATTTTGGTGGAGCTGGCGGGAGTTGAACCCGCATCTGATGTTTTTTAACTTATTGATTTATTTGGTTATAATTTGTTTTGAATATGCTGCGTGTACTTCACGTGTACTTTTTTTAAAATTTTAGATTTATTGATTTTTGGTTAAAAAATATTCGAAGTTATGGTTTCCAACCACATACCTCATTTCTCCCCGCGTGCGGTAAAAAGAAGTTTGAATCTCAACAACATAATAATTAAAAAAAATTTTTAACGTTTCAGTTGTCATTTTTTGCAAATGAGTTGACAGTTTAGCTGCATTACTTTTTGAATCTGAAGTTAATAAGTCTGGGAAGGAAGCAGTGATGTTTAATTTGACTTTAGATGATGAGTGTAGCCAGCCACATGCCTGTTTATACTGTGAATGCATGTAAGCCCAATTTTCATCAGTGTTGGTAGACTTAAGATTCTCAAAATCAACAGTTCTAACTGTAATATCAAAATCCCCTCCGTTATCAACCTTTTGTAGGGATATACGTGCAAGATGTTCAATCATTGAACGAAAATTGAGATGAAGATATCTCTCTCGTTTATGAAGTATAGCTGTAATGGAACTAAGGACATCGTAAATAATACTTTTTATAAAGGTTTTGTGACTTATTTCTGGATTGGAGTTATGGATGAACTCCAGAAAAAGAACGTGTTTGTATGCTGATGTAAGATTATTTTCTGTGCGAATGTCTGTCTGAAAAGATTTTATCAAATTGATAAATTCTTTCACATCCTTTCTAAATCCATGAGGATCTCTTTGAAGCATTATTTTTTATCCTTCTTCAAAAGAGCACTAATCCACGTGCTTACATCTCGATTTGCGTTATGTTTATTTTTAAAGCTACTTTTATTAAAGGTATGTAAGCTATTATTATACTCAATAATAAATTTATCAGCCTTAAAATACTCTGAAACTTTATAAGTGGATTCTTTTATGTCTTTGTCACTCATATTTACCAAAGTACGGGTAAGTCTTGCGCATAATAAAGTTCTTGATTTTACGACGTACTCTAAAAAAGTAATTCCAAATACATTTTTGACAAATTTTGCAGCATCTTCATTTTTAACGAAAATTTCCCTAGAGTAGATTACTATCGTAATCAATCCAATAAACCCCTCTCTAGAGTTGGGTTTCTTGTAAACTAATGCCTGTAATATCTCGAGGCTGTTGTTATATTTATTCATCTCCCCCCCTTGTTTGAACTTCTTGAATCCGATTTAAAAATTCTTCACAAATACCTTTGATATATTTTCTGGATAATTTGTAACTGGATGAAATATTACCTCTACCACCTACCATTAAATCCTGAACAAACTTCAATTGGCTATCAAAAAAGTATAGCTCATTAAAAGGTTCAGAACTCTGAAACTCTGTCTGAAGTTTTTTTGTTTTTAGTGACAGATTTTCTAGGGTGTTAGTATAAATAAAACCCAAGTTCTCAATGTTTTTGTGGTCATAGTTATCTTGAATGTTGTCTATTACACTTAAAAGGCTTGTTGCACCTAAAATTGAATAGTGATCAATTTTCACAGGTACAATATAAAAATCTGAAGCAACAAGAGCTGCATCAGTAAATAATGAAATGGTTGGTGGGCTATCGATCAAAATGAAGTCATATACTTTTCGAAGATCATTTTCTTCTATAAATCGCTTTAACTTATGCAATCTTGCTGCAGGTTGTTCAATATCAAATATTGTATTAATATCACCAAAAATCATATCTAGATTTTCTGACATTTTGATAATAATTTCTTCAGGAGTAACCTGTTGAACCTTACCAGTTAAGCTTGATTTTGTTTCAAAAATGCGTCTGATGGTTTTTGTATTTTCTAAGTGATCAGTTATATATTCATTTACTCGGTCATATTTACTGAGTATTGACTGTGTAGCATTAAACTGTGGATCAATGTCGATAATTAATATCTTTTTTTCCATGAAGTTTGCAAGGTATTCAGCAATGCCGACGCATAAAGTTGTTTTACCAACGCCACCTTTCATATTTATGAAGCTTATTACTGGTGTAGTCATTTTATCCCTCTAACTTATTCTTATTAAGCAAAAAACTGAAGTTTATATGTTGGTGAATTTACTTATAACATTTTTTTTGGGGAATTAATACTGTTGTTTTATCAGGGGCATAGAGTTTTACCCATGGAATAAAACTATGGGAAGGAGGCTGATAATTTTAAAGAAGAACCAATCAGGCATGGATTTGTGGAAGCCCTTGCGTTTTGAACGAAAAGGGCTTCTTGGTATAAACTATTAACCTTGTTTAAGGCTAGTTTTTGCAATTGCTAGTGTTGGTTGTTGAGGTGTGATTGTCATAATGACTCAAATAACGACCATAATGACGAAACAACATTTCGGGCCCTTTATGCCCCATCTGCCCTGCTAGCCAGAAGAGATTAGCTCCTTGGCTAATGTGCTTGGTGGCGAACGTGTGTCGCGTCTGGTACGGGTTACGGTAACGCACGCCTGCTTTTTTTAGCGTCGGCACCCATGCTTTTTTACGGATCGCGTCGGCGCTGGCCCACGGCTTATTAGTTTTCGGATCCTCGAATATCGTTGCATCTTTCATGAAGGTGAAGGTTTTCTGATTCGCCAGCACAGCCATCGCTACATCGTTAAGTTCCACCTTGCGCGTCCCTGCCTTTGTTTTCGTCGCCTTAATAACCCCCACTACACTCGCGTTTTGAACGTGCGCCGTTTTCCCGATGAAATCTATATCTCGCCAGCGCAGCGCGCACAACTCTGAGCTGCGTAAACCCGTCTGGATCGCGAACATGAACAGGTTGCCCCACTGCTTATTTGCGGCAGATGAGAGGAGGGCATCCACTTCTGCTGGTGAAAGCGGATCGACTATATAGTCGCTGTCAGTAGTCGATTTGTCGCTTTGATACCGGGATGCTGTGACCAGGGATACTGGATTGAGCTGGAGTACGCCATCTGTTACAGCCTCATCAAGCGCTGATCGCAAGAAAGAAAGTTGGTTGCGAATTGTCTTCAGCGTGGTGGTGCGGCTCTGGATCCACGCCTTCATTGCAGCCGGTGTAAGCTCGCTTGCAGGTAGTGAGTGAAGAGCCACTAGCGCGCTACGACATTTTTTATAACCGCCGATGGTGGACGGCGAAAGTTTTCGCGTTTCACAAATGTTAAGGTATTCGTCTAGGTACATTTTAATTGTTTTTCCAGCGGCCGCATTGCCAAATAATTTTAACCGTGCAGATCGCGGGAAATATTCTGCATAAACGAATGTTCCACGCTCTATTTGGTTATGAATTTCGCCGAGGGTCCGCTCGGCGTATTTCAAGTTTTTGGCGCTCACATCTAAATTTGAAAGAGGCTCTCTACATTTCACCCCTTTATAAGTGAACGTGATATTAATGGTTTCACCCTGGCTGTGCTTCCTTATGGTCACGCCGCGCGGGAGTTTAGGCGACTCTGTCTTGCCCATTTAGCTACCTCACTTAGATCAATCCATCTCTCCTTAACGCCTTCCACCTTAAGAACCTGAACACCTTCACGCCATACACCACGCTGTAAGCGCTTATTAATGGCATCAATGCTCTCACCAGTTTCACTGCAATAGGTTGAGATAGGGACACAATCGAGGTTCAGCATAATTCCTCCACTTCACCGGCTGCACCCGGTCATTCTTTGAAGATACAGGTCCCGCAACCATTGCGGAACCAGTCACAACAACTACCACATCGGTTTACTTTTTTATTTGCGGATCCTCCGACTGAGGTGCTTCTGCGATAATCGGTTTAATGGTTGACAGTTTAAGCCTGCGAGCTGTCAGCGGAGCGCCACTGCGGCGGCCGTCTTCCTTGCGATAGGTTTCACGCTGTCCAACGCACCAGGTGGTCGGCGTCTCATGCAGTTTTACGGTCTTCTCGCCGTCCTTGGTGATGATGGTACCGGTATGGGTTTTTACTTTGCTCATTGGACCGCTCCATGATGACGTGTTGAAACAACCTCTACGGCGATACTACGGGCGTCTTTCGCCAGCCGGTCACGCTCACTCAGTGATTCGCAGAGCGCGGCTCGGGTTACATCCAGTCGCGTAGCAAGTTCGGTGACCAGCTTCGCTGACTCCGGTGGCAGTGACCGGGCAGCCTGGTGTGCTTCCGCCACTAATTGTTTTGTGGTCAGGCGCATTAGCGGATCCCCGTCAGTTCGTTGAACCGGGCCATGAACAGACCGTAAGCCTGCCCCGGGCGAAGCGGGATTATGGTAAACATGTCGGTCGGCGAGATTCCCTCGAGCACCGGCCACACTGTACCGTCGTCAATATCCAGATCGCGGCGTTCGGTACCGAGCATGACCAGGTCGGCGCATTTAACGGTCGGGTGCTGGTGGACGGGCAAGCCGAACTTCGCGCGGATCACGCTATCCACATACGCCTCAATGCGCTGGTAATCCGGCAGCAGGCGCTTAAGCGGGGCAGGGATGTCCTGGCAATACGCCTCAGCGGCATCATGCAGCAACGCCTCAAGGGCGAACTCTGCCGGCACGAGCTGGCTGACCAGCACCGAGTGCTGCGCGACGCTGTAGAACTCCGGCAGGTGACCGGCAAACCGGCAGATGTGAGAAAGAGCTGTGGCAATATCCTCGATCACGATGTCGTCGTGCTGAATATCGGTGTAGTTAATATGTTTCCCGGACAGTGTCTGAATATATGGCATTACGTGTTCTCCGTTATTTCGCGCTGCACCGCGCCTGAATTTGGGTTGAGCGAATCCCTCGCCGGGTGGCGATAAATCAAGTGGTTTCGCTTTAGTAAATGCCCTAATAAGTGGGCATTTATTGAAACGGGCGGCTGCCACCGCCGGTTAGTTCTCCACACAACACAAAAGAGCACCTACGGTTGCAGCCGTCCGGATGGATTGGGGAATGAGCCCGTCATCCGGTGATGCTCTTGTGTGTTGCGTAAAAAAGGGGCGGTACCAGCGACTTCAAGGAATAACTCTGGTACCGCCAAACAACTACACAACTGCCTGGTTTTATGAGGTTGTGGGCCAGGCGCTTGTCTTCTGGTTGCCGTCGGCGCGGCTGCAATTCACCACAACGGAGAGAGCACTGCGTAACCTGGCACCGATCTGGCCGCCGGTCGGTTTGTACTGGATTCTTCCCCAGCCACTGGCCCGGACAACGAAGCTTCTATGTGCGTTCCAACCAGTGCTCTTTCCTGTTATGTGCGAATCATCCGGTTATTCATATGCCATCGGCGGCGACTTCGTTAGCGTTCTGCCTGTTCGCTGTTGATGGATTTAATGTAGGGTATCTTACATTGAGGTGTCAATATTAAAAGTAGGAAAACTTACATTGAGGGGTAAAAAAAAGCCGCTGTATGCGGCTTCATTGGAAAGATTAGAGATCAGTCACTACTTGTTTTACGACACCAACTAATCTGCAGTTGCCGTTGACCTCAAGTACTCGATAGTTGGGATTAAGTGGAACGAGATACTTAAGAGGGCCATCAATAACAAACTTTTTTAACGTTGCTTCCGTAGATCCGTCAATCCTTGCTACAACAATCCGTCCGTTTACTTCGTAAGGGCTGCCGTAATCTGGATCTACGATGACAAGAGAGCCCTCTGGAATACTTGGGGCTCCATTAGGATTAGTCATTGAGTCACCACGAACGCGTAATGCAAAGCCTTCATCAGAGATGCTGGCTGTAGTGAATATCCATTCGTGGATATCATCTTGCGTTACAGACATCCCGGACTCAGTCCACTCACCAGCTTGCACCCACGACAAGACAGGGATCTGCTTAACTCCAAATTTATCTGTTGGTCGCATGGCCGGTGCGTCACTTTCTGGATCTCCAGCACCATCAATGAGCCATTGCGGGTTGCATTTTAAAGCAGCGGCAAGCGCCTGAAGGTTTGAGCCGCCAGGTGCATAATCACCAGATTCCCATCCAGTTACTGTTACTCGATTAACGCCGACAAGTTTCCCTAAAACAGCCTGAGTTAACTTCAGCTCTTTTCGGCGCGTACGGATGCGATCATTCATTTTCATGTAGGCAATCCTACCATCTTTTGAGGTAGGAGTCCTTGACCTCCATATGTAAGATATCCTACTATCGCAGTGTTCCCAATTACTACATGAGAGGGCTGTATGAACAAAGATGAAGTGCTTTCCTACTTTGGTGGCGTAAGCAACTTGGCAAGGATTTTAGGTATTTCTCACGCATCTGTTTCTGGCTGGGGAAACGTCATTCCTAAAGGCCGTGCTTTTGAAATCCAGACCATAACGAAAGGCGCATTAAAAGTTGAACCCGCCCTTTACTCAAAGCCTAACGAGACGGCGGCGTAATAGTAACCACAGTAAGAAGGGGTTAACCGTGGATCAGAAGCACTGGCAAGTCGAAAAACAGCCCGCATGGCTGGTGGCAGCCATCAAGAAAACCATTTCATGTCTGCCGGGTGGTTACGCCGAAGCGGCTGAATGGCTTGGTGTAACCGAGAACGCTTTGTTCAACCGGCTGCGCACCGACGGCGATCAGATTTTCCCGATGGGCTGGGCGTTGGTTCTCCAGCAGGCCAGCGGTACCAAGCACATCGCCGATGCGGTTTCACGTCATTCGAACAGCGTTAACGTGCCGCTGGTGGAAATAGAGCAGGTTGATAACGCCGATATTAATGATCGCCTGATGGAGTCCATTGAGTGGATTGGCCGTCACTCTCAGTTCATACGCAAAGCGACTGAAGACGGAGTTATC